GTCTTCGTCAGTTGTTCTTTCGAAAGATTTATTCTTAAAAAAGTTATCTTCTTCTTTAGGGTCTAAACCTTGTAAGGTTTCTTGCTTACCAGTTCTTGACTTTATAGGTGTTCTATCTGCGTAAGAATCTACACCGTCCCAGTCTTTACAGTAGTAAGCGTTCATCTCCTTATTATAAAAAAAGGTATAATCTCCTTTCTTAGAAGCGCCCTTAGGCTTTTCTTTAGCTATCCTTATAATAGCCTCGTTTGCTTCGTAGGTTCCTTGTCCGTTATCTCTAGTAACTCCGTAAGGAGGTCGCCAAACGATAATCATTTGCTCTCCTTTTCTAAACCAAGCTTGACCTCCGGCGAACTCTCTAGGAGTCGGCATAGGGCAGAATCTTTTACCGTCCTTCTCTATAATAGGTTGGTCTCTAACGTGAGTAATTAAACAATTATGCCTACCGGTTTTTCTAGCGTTTCTTCTACACTTACCTAATAACTCCTCTATGTATAAATCTTGTCTACCGCTAAAGTCGTGCTTAACCTCGTTAAATGGGTCGATAGTAGTAGTGTCAAACTTAATACCTAAATCTTTCTCTACCTCATCTACTAGCTTATAGTAATCGTCTAAAGTCATAGTATCGTCTTTAGGGTCGATAACCACGAAGTGTTCTCCGATAAAGTACTCCGCTTGGCTTTTATCCGTCTCAGTCATTTTTACATTATCCGGTCCAAAGTAAGGCTTGTTAACGTACTTATGGCAAAGTTCAGCGAAAACCTCGTGAACTTCTCCAGTCTCAGGAGTAAATATTATATGCTTATCTCCGTAGATACAAGATAGATTAACTAAGACCTCTAACCAGAACTCAGACTTACCCGAAGCAGGTGCGCCTGCGATATAAGTAGTACAACCTTTTTTAATAGACATTCCGCATCTATCGAAGTCAAATCCGATTTCTTTTCCTCTAGTTAATCCTTTTTCTCTTAGCTTAAATAATTCCTTAGAAACGTCTTTAAGCTCGTAATAGTGTTTTGGTTTACTCATTTTCTTGTTATTTTAATCGTTATTATCATCTCCACACATAGAAAATATATCGCAACTTTCAGAGAATAGGTTAGTTTGAAAATTTATCTCTGAGTGTTTATCTCTTGGCTTTGAGTTTATTTTCTCTAAGTCTTTTATGAGTTGTTCAGTACTTCTACCATTTCTAAAAAAAGTGTATTTGTCTTTTCCGTACTTTTTTTCCATTTCTTTATTAAAATCAAAATAGCTAGGATTTTCTTTATAGATTTGCGCTAACACTTTATCAGACTTTTTCCAACAAGTTCTGCAATTAGTATTATAGCTTTTTAGTTTTAACCTAAAATCTTGTTTACTCCACCAATAAGACACCTCTTGCTTTGTTGTTGGTTTATCAGAAATAAAAGGATAAATCAAACCTAACTCTTTTCTGTTTTTGTTTATTCGGTCAAACTCATCAACTCTAATACCTATTGCAGTCTTATAATCTTTCCACCCTAAACTTTTCATATAACTTTTTATAGGGTTCAACTTCATTTCTCTATTACAATGCAAAAAGTTTTGATTAGGTATTCCATACTTTTTAATTACTTCTTTAAAAGGCTCTCTATTCCTTGATGCTGTTTCAAAGTTTACAACCTTATGAGTCGATGCAGTCCTTTCATTATGATGAACAACAGCCTCAACCCAAACAATATTTATATTCCATTTTTTCGAGCAAAGGTCTATAAACTTTAATGTCTCTTCTTCTTCATCGCCAGTATTAGCAAAAACAAACACCATATTATAAACATCAGCTTTATTATCTAAAAGCCACTTTGCTAAATATGCAGATGTTTCGCCACCACTAAAACTAACTAATAAATTATCTTTCATAGCTTAAAAGTGTTCGTTAAATCCAGTAGAGTAAGATTCATTCTTAACTATCTTAACATCATTCTTTTTAACTTCGCTATCTCGTTTAAGCCAATTAAGGATAGTTAAATAAAGGCTCTTAACTTTCTTATTATTCTTCCAATGTTGAACTTTAGCTATGTAATGGTCAATAGTAGAAGAATCGTAAACCTCTATAAGTTTTTTATAATCTACCATAGATAAAACAAGATGCTCATTCTCGTAATAGTTAGACGGGTCTTCTACCTCTTCCTTAATAATTAACTTCTCTGCGTGAGAATACTCTTCTAAGAGAGTTTTAAAAGACTCTTCTACTTTCGACTTGTCTAACGAATCTAACCCCGTCCTAACGCTCATAGGTAGTTCGTTAAAAGTTTCTATAGCTGACTTCTTCATATTGGTATTATATTTCTGGTGCTTCATATAGTTAACCAAGATAATATAGTTATCTACGTACTTAACCTTTCCAAGCCTTTCAAAGACTTCTAAACCGTCTTTAATCGTTTCTAAGGATAAACCAGTCTCGAAGCTCATTTTACGCTTAGAAGCTTCGTAAATCCCTAGCATATTCGTTTTCTCGTTAGTAATAAGGTATAAGAATAATAACTTATACTCAGGCGCTATATCCTCTATAAAAGGGTCACTCCAAAAGGCAGTATTAACGCTTCTCTTTTTACTCATAAGTTTGTTTTTTAAGTAAGTGTTTATAAAATAAATTAAAAAAAGTATTCCAAGTAAGACCTAAGATTAAAAAATCTATTAACGGGTTAATCATAACATCATATAATACTATCGCTAAAGTTAAGTTAATAATCATAGAACTCTTAAAGAAGTGGAAAGCGTCCGTAAACCATACCGGAGTATTAGTCCTTCCCTGCTTAACGTCTCCGTTAATGTATTTATTCCTCCAAGATACATTACCATTCCACCATCTAGCTCTAAATAAATCGTTATTAAAAATAGACCTCCAGAAATGGAATTGAGTTACGTCCATTATAGCATTACAGATAGAAGCTAATAGAACAAAAATAAAACTAATCATTTTCTTAAGTCTTTAATAAAGTTAACGATTGCAGCTACTACGAATACGGATAAGTAAAAAGCTATAACAATAGCCATAACTACCGTAATAGGATATGCCCAAGAGAACCAGTTAGATAATATTCCGGTTAATATCATAATAAAACCGTAAGTAAATAACTGAGTTAATACGTTTTTTCTAAATCTTTCGAATAATCTGTTCATAGTAGTTTAATTTGTTTTCCGTTTTCTATTTTATTTGATTTCTTTAAGTTTTCCTCTGCCCATAATGGCTGAAAGTTAGTATAATGGTTTAATTTAATCAACTCTTCTTCGTTTTTAGCTAAAGATACTGGATAAATATGGTCTAAGTGCCATTCTCCTTGATTATCCCAACTCATACCCTTAGTAAACTGTCTTTCTATATGTTCTTTAAATTCTTTATAGGTACAGCCTAGTATCTGATATGTTTTAGATTTCTTTGTATATCCTTTATTCTTAATAGATAAATATATTCTATTACGTAAGTTACACTTAAGCTTAAATAAAGTATCATTTTTTTTACGTTCTTTTATATATGAGTTATTATATGCATTTAACTTATCTTTATTAGCTTCGTAGTATGCTTTCATCTTATCTTTGTTATATTCTCGATATGCTTTTTTCTGTTCTCTTATCTTATCCTTATTAGCTTCTTGATATGCTTTTTGATATGCTATTAATTTATCCTTATTAGCTTCGTAATATGCTTTATGACGTTCTTTTCGCTTTTCTTTTATCTTATCCTTATTAGCTTGGTAATATGCTTTTACTTTATCTTTATTAGCTTCGTAATATGCTTTTTGCTTTTCTTTTATCTTATCCTTGTTAGCTTCATAGTAGGCTTTATACTTTTCTCTTATCTTATCTTTATTAGCTTCGTAGTATGTTTTCATTTGTTTTGTTTTTAAGAGGAGCGTTTCCACCCCTCTATAATTTTTAAATCTAATTCTTTAAGCAAGTACTTAAAACGGTAACGAATCATCCTCTACCTTGTTAGACTGTTGTCCTTCCGGCTTCCAAGTATTAACACTAACCGCGTGAGTTTTCCCGTACTGGTCCGCTCCGTTTCTCTTCTTAGAGATAGTTAAGTTAATGTACTTT